AGCCGGGGCGATGGTGGTGACCACCGACACTTCCTTGTTGATGTCGCGGACCGTCATCGGTCCTCCCTTCACGGCGTGCAGTGGTGCACGACGCGGCCCGGTGTGACCCGGGCCGCGTGCGCGCGGTGGGTGCGTCCAGGCTCAGGTCTGGACGAGGAGCTTGACGGCCGAGCTGTCCTGCACCAGCGAGTCGTGACGCTCGAAGGCGATGAACCCGACCTGCAGGGCCTCGGCGTACCGCTCGGCGAGGCGCATCATCTGACCGCCGTTGACCTTGCGGACGACGAACGCCTGGGTGTAGTCACCGAACGCGATGGTCTTCTTGGTCGTCGCGACCGTCGAGTCCATGTCGTTGTTGACGGTGACGCCGTAGCCGAGCAGCGAGTCGGGGACACCGACCTGCACCGAGGGCTCCCAGATCGGCCGGCCGAGCCCAGCGCCGCCGCTGTCGTCACGGATCTTGCGCACGTAGGCGAGGACCAGGTCGTGCAGCTTGAACCGGCAGCGCCCGGTTGCCCGGTACGCGGCGTCCACCGAGTGGATGAGGTCCGTGATCTCGTTGTACGTGATCGCGGTCGCACCCGCCGTGGTCTTGCCGGTCGTGGCTCCGGTGATGTAGCCCTGCGGCTGCGATGAGCCCGTGCCCACGGTGAAGGCCCGGTTCGACCGACGACCGATCCGCTCACCCATCTTGCGGGCGATGAACGACTCGATGTCGATGCCGGTGTCCTGGAGCAGCGCCAGCGCCACGAGTCCGGGACCCGAGACGCAGGTGAACGCCCCGAGCTCCTTCTGGCCGAACACCAGATCGGCCTCGTTGGTCGCCGGCACGTTCTCGCCGAGGTAGTAGCCCTCGTTCGCCGTGTCGTCGTTCGTCGGCCACGGCAGCGGGTTGCCGCTGTCCGTTCCGATGATCTCGGCACCCTCGAGCGCGCCACCGAAGAACTTCATCGTCTCGGTGACCTTCGCCCAGAACCCCTCGGGCACCGTGTAGCCGCCGGCAGCGCCGACGGTGGTGCTGAGCGCCCGCAGCTGCGGGTCGGAAGGAGTCGAGAAGTTCGAGCGGAGCAGCGTGCGCTCCTCCACGTCGAGCTCGGCCGCGCCATGGCGGAGGAACTTGAGGAACGTCGAGCGGTACTGCTCCTTCGACCGGGTGTCGGGGTCGCCGTCACCGTTGCGGACGATGGTGTCGGCGTCGATCGCGGCGAAGCGCTTGTCGAGCTCGGCGTCACGTTCGCGGGTGTCGATCTGGGTGGCGAGCGCGTCGATCTCGTCGAGGGCACGCTTCCACGCGGCCTCGTCTTCGGCGCTCATGTCGTCGGCGCGCTCGGCGCGGTCCCGGAACTCTTGGGCCTGCGCCCAGATCCCGGCGCGCTTCTCGCGCAGTTCGATGAGAGTGGGCATCGTCGTGCTCCTTGTCGGTGAAGCGTGGGTCGCTTTGCGGGTGTGCCCGTGGCGGTGGCCGGCGAGCGGGACGATGGCCGTGGCGGTGACCGGCGGCCGGGTGCGGGGTCGGCTCAGCCGACCCCGGCGATCTGCGTGGCGAGCTCACCGGTGCGCATGAGCAGCATCCGGCGCGACGACGACGGCTCGGCCGAGAACTCGGTGGCGTCGCCGACGGCTGCCGCCGGGTCGTCGTCGGGCTCGGGTGCCGGCGGCGCAGTGACGGGGATGTAGGTCATCTTGCAGACGACCTCGACGGGCTCCCCGAGGGCGACTTCGCCTTCGCTGGTGACCGTGTACGTGACCTGCCAGTAAGAGTGGCCAGCGCCTGGGCGGTCGTCGTAGTAGACGAACCACTCGTCGCTCACGTCGACCAGGTACACGTACCAGTACGCGTTGAAGTCCTCGGTGGAGCAGTAGTCGACGATCGCCTCGTCGAGGAGCGGCCAGAGGTCGGCGAGCGTCCATCCGTTGAGCGAGCGCGTCTCGGGGGTGACGATGCGGGCGCGCTTGTCGGCGGCCTGCGCGCGCACCGGGGTCGACGAGGTCGTTTCGGGCATCGTTCCTCCAGCGAGGTAGCGGCGCATCACGTCGCTCGGGTCGAGTCCGTCATCGCGGCACCACGCGTCGAACGCGGCGGCACGCAGGCCGGCGTCGGTCTCCTCATACGCCGGGTACGTCACGACCGCGACGTCGAACAGGCGGAGCTCGGTGATCGTGATGAGCATCGAGCCGTCGGGCAGTTGCTCGCGCGTCCAGGCCAGCGGGTCGAACGCGAACGACATCTGTGAGATGTCGCGACGTTCGAGCAGGATGGCGAGATCCTGCGCGTACGACGTCGGGGCCATGTCTGCTGCGACGAGCAGGCCGCCCGAGGACGCGGTGAGCTCGAGCGTCGCGGCCGAGTCGGCGCGCATCCCAGGGTTGGTGCGCGCGAGGAGCAGGTCGGGGTTGTGGTTCTGGAGGAACCGCACGTCGGCTTCGAGCAGGGTCTTCGTGACCGCCTCAGGGGAGATCTGCTCCCAGAAGCCGAAGTCGCGCGATCCGATCCATGTGCGCTTGTTGAACAGGATCGCGGTGCCACCGAACGGGATCGCGGCGGCGGGGTCGAGCGAACGCGTGACGTGCACGCTGGTGGCGTCGAGCGCAGCGCGGAACCGCGCACGGCCGAGCACGTCGACTGGGTGGTCGAGTACGTCGGTGCCGGCGGTGAAGGTGCGGCGGCGCTCAGGTGTCAACGTTGCTGCCGGCATCGTCGCCTCCTTCGCTGCTCGGCGTCGTGTCGGTCAGCTGCTCGCCGACGGTGACGGTGACCGGCACGAGACCGGTGTGGGCGATCGGGTCAAGGCCCAGCGCTTCGCACGCGGCGGCCGGGTCGAAGCCTGCGCGCACGAGACCGCCGAGCGCTTCGATCAGCGCCTTGTGTTCGGCGACCGGCGCGGGCAGCACCCCCGCGGGCAGCAACGGCACGTCGCCACCTTCGAGTGGTTCGAGGTTCTCGAATCGACGGCCTTCGTTGCGGACCATGAGCCCGTTCTGGGTCATCGTCCGGTAGAACTCGGCGCGGGTCTTCGAGTCGCCGCGCAGCAGCCCCTCGAGCGCGTACTCGGCGTACCAGGTGCCGGCCGACCAACCGCCGGGTAGCACCTCGCGGGTGATGCGCTGCTCGGAGAGACTGATCCACGACTGCAGGGTGAACTTCACCCAGCCGAGCACCTGCTCCTCGATGCCGGTCCCCCACGAGGTCGACCCGCTGACGTCGCCGATCAGGTGGGGCGGGGTGCCGACCATGCGGGCGATCTCGGTGACGGACCACTTGCGCGACTCGAGCAGCTGCGCGTCGGCCGGCGGGATCGAGATCGCCTCGAACTTCGCGCCGCGGTCGAGGACTGCGATCTCACCTGCGTTCTCCGGCCCGGAGGTCTTCTCCTTCCAGCGTCGCTTCAACCGTGTCGCGGCCGAGTCGTCCAGATCCTTCTCGGTGGTGAGTACACCCGAGACGCGCGACCCGTTGGCGAGGAACTGAGCGGTGTAGTCGTCACCCGAGATCGCGATGCCGAGCGACTGGCGGAACAGGTGCAGCGGCCGGACGCCCTGCACGCCGTCGGGCGACAGGTACGGCAGGTGCATGATCTCGTAGCCGCTGTAGCGATGCTCGACGCCGTAGCGGTCACGGACGAGGAACAGCTTGCCGGCGGGGTCAGCCTCGGTTGGATCGACTTCTTCGACGCGCACCCGGCCCGGGTGGATCGGCCACGTCTCGCGCACCAGCCCCGCGCCGTCGCGCAGCTTCCGCGCGTAGCCGTTACCCCACGCGATCGCGTTCACGTAGATCGTCTGCCAGAACTCGAACGGCGTCTGGCGGGGGTTCGGGTTGTCGAGCGCCGTGCGGGCCGTGACGCGCTCGCGCGAGTCGTTGCGGTACACCTTGAGCGGGAGCGCCGCGAGCGTGCCGGCGGTGACCGCCACGGCCCGGTAGTACGCGGGGAGTCCGAGCACTCGCGGTTCGTTCACTGCGACACCCGCGGCCTTGTTGCCTGTGAGCCACTCGGCCAGACCAGCTGACGACAGCGGCTGCGACGGGTTCTCCAAGCCGGTACTGCGGGTGAACAGCGTTCCGAGCGCGGTCACTCTGGCGCGCTCCGACGACGGTCAAGCGCGACGGCCTTGACGAGCAGCGCCGTACCCGCGACCGCCCAGCCGAGTGCAGTCGCGACGGAGGTGCCGGCGACGACGAGGCACGTCGCGCCCGCAACCTCGAGCAGTTCGGCGCGGCGGTTCCACGTGAAGGCCACCGCGTCGACCGCGCGTTGCGTGAACCCGACGACGAGACGAACTACCACAGCTCGGGTCCTCTCTCGTCGCTCGCCTCGGGCATCGTCTGCGCGGCTTGCACGGCGAGCACCGCGCCAATCCCGGCGTCGATCTTGCGACCGTCGTCGCCCTTGGTGAACACGTGCCGGGTGCGACCGTCGGCCTCGTCGGCTCGGAGGTACGCCTTCTTGCGCGCCATCGCGAGGACGTGGGCCGCGAGCACCGGGTCGTCGTCGTGGGTCAGGTCTTCCTCGGCGAGCGTGACGGTGAATCGGTCACACGCGCTCGACATGATCTTCGACTGGTTGGTGTCGAAGAAGATGACGATCGCCTCGTCAGCGGAGCGCCCGGCGTTCCATCGCTCCATCCAGCCTTCGATCTCGGTCTGCCACTTCGGCGGGTCACACAACATCCGACCGACGTCGTAGCGATCCATGACCGCCTCGACGGCAGCTTCGACCTCGCGGCGCGGGATCCGCCAGCCTTTCGGTGCTCGTTCAGGACGTTCCCAAATCGTCGGTGCGCCATCGACGATCGGGACGAACACGTGACCGTCGTCGGTGCACGCGATCAACGCGGTGGCGTCTTCGGAGATCGACCCGTCGAAGCCGAGCCCGATGCGATGCCCGTCGTCGATGACGCGGCGGGGTGCCGCTGCTGCGCCCCACTCGCGAGCGTCAACAGCCGAGCCCTGCCCGGGAACGATGATGTTCCCGAAGAACCGTTGCGCCTCGGCAGCGTCCTTCGCTAGCAGGTCGACCGCTTCGGCCTCGATCGACGCCAGGTCGACGTGCCCGCCCTTGGCGCGCAACGTGTCGGGCGGGTACACGATGCGGTGGATCTTCTGGCGTTCCCGCTTGTTGAAGTACGACAGGGACTTCGGCGGCTGCACGAAGTAGCGGTAGATGTCCCGGGCGCCGGACTCGTACTCGACCTGCGCGACCGACTTCTCGGACGGGTCCCACGCGTTCGACGTCAGCGACGCGCGTCCGCCCATGCCGGCGAGGCCGCGGTACTGCGTGCTCGCGACCTTCGTCATCTT